GTTAGGAGTTTTTTAGCTCTTTCACCTTTTCCATTAACTCATAAAAATCTTTGATTACTACTTCAACAGGCACAGAGCCTTGCTTTTCTTCTAAGTATTTATACAGCTCGTTGCGTTGCTCTTCGCCCAACATAAAATGAACTACTTTGGGAAACTCTACTTGCGAAGCTTGGGCTTCTGCCAAAACATCCAAAAACCTCATATCATTAAGCTTTGCTAAGTCAATTAGATACTTGAATCCGCTTGAAGCCACAACTTCAATTTTTTGTTTTTCGTTCATTTACGCCTCCTTTAAGTATTCGTAATGTGTATTACTATGTTCATCTGGCATTGCCTTTACTGTAATTTCGTAGCCTACAGCCTCACTGTCCTTATAGACAATATCCCCCACTTCTGAAACTTTGCCGTTTGGAATTACAATCCTTTTCGGGATTCCATTCATTATCATATCAGCAACCCAAACAGATGATTCTAACTCTTTTGCGTTTGCTGAAATGGTAACGCCATTGTTCAAATCTCCAGATACATTCGTAGCACCATAAACGACCTTTTGAGCTGCAATGTTACTAGTCTCTAATAGTGTAAACTTAAAAGTATCCTCTTTCTCTTTCTGATAAGTGAGCACAGTATCTCCGCCCCATGCTTTCACTGACTCAGAAGATGGGCTATTGGTATTTGTCAAACCATCTTCTGAAATGTATCCAAGTGACACAAAAGCCGCATCTAGTGCATCCGCTGTTCCTGTTGGCAGTGCTGTGCCAAGTGGTGCGTTAAAAATTGCACCAGATACTTTTGGTTTTCCTGTTGACACAAATTTAGTATTTGCCATTTTTTAATCCCTTTCTAAATAAACAATTTCAAATACAGCTTGATATCTGTATCTTTTTGTGCTTGTCTCTGTAAAATTATAGTCACTATTTAAGCGGCAGCGACTAACACCATCTAAGAGCGTTAATTCTCGCATAGCTTTCTTTACTCGTTCGTTAAGCTCTGCTGCTTTTAACAAACTAGCAGCATAGCTTTGAATTGCAAAAGTAGCAGTATAAATATAGTCTCTCTCTCCGCCCGCTGTACGCTCAAGTAATACAAAAGCGTCAGGAGGTGCTTTTGGAACTTCAAGAAATACTGGCATATCTAACTTGCTTTTTAAAAAGTCTAATATCGTTTTTTCTATCATTTTCCACCTCCTAACGCTTTCAAAAGTGTATTGTTTTTTTGATTATCTTTATAGCCTTTTTTGTTCTTTGACTGTACATGTGCGAATGCTCTAGTCCCTGCGATCTTTATTTCAAACTCGTCCCCTGCATTTTCTTTTACGCTGTTAGCTGCCTTTTTTAACTCTGTTTGTATTTCTGTACTTTTGAGCAATTCCTGAATGCCTGAACTAATTAGTTCAATTCTGAATTTATTAGCCATTATCCCTCTACCCTTTCGACAGTGACTTTTTTGTTCCATCGAAGAGGAATAAGGCTAGCAATTCCTTCCGTTGGAATGCCAAAAGTTCGCCAATGGTGTCCAAAAAACTCCACTTCTTTATTTTCCCAATCATGCATATCGTCTTTTGGAATTGCAAGTGTATAAACCGCCTTCCGCCCATACAATTCATTATTATCAAGAATTTCTTGGGCACTCGCTGGGCTTACTAAAACATCTTGAACTTTCTGTGGTGTCTTTTCTGTAATTTCAGTTCCAAATTCGTCATATCCTATAACAATTTCAGCATATAAAATTACTTCTATCCCCTTGATCAAAGTTCAATCACCCCTTTACGCTGCCTTCGCAATCCCAAACGACTCAGCTCGCTTTTTTTAATAAACACACCCCCGCCAGGATTTAAAAAAGTGCCACTACAACTATATCCCAAAGCTGACTCGGTGATATTTTGCATTGGCTCGCCATCAGTCTTCGTAAGAAGAATCCTTGCCACAATGTCAACGACAACGCTCTTCACAACATCAGCGTAAACACTGTTAGCATCTGCCATTTTATCTAAGTCTTTCCCAACTTTATCTGCTTCGTGTCTAAGAAGATTGCTAACTAGTGCAATTTGTGCCACTGCCCTATCTCGCTCGCCAGCTTGCAGTGGTCGCCATAATTTTTCTAAATCTTCTATAGTTGCAAAAATCATAATTTCTTCTTGCCCTTTTTCTCTGCTGCCTCTTCGCTCTTTTCTTCTGTCTGCTCATCAGTTTGGAGCGGTTGCCAACCGCCCCCGCTGATTACGCAATCAGTTTCTAGCTCTCTCCCTGTTTGCGTATTGACATATCGCATAGACTACGCCTCCACTACTCTTGCAAAAGCTTCTGGCACTAAAATGCCCCAGCCAATATAGACCTCTGCACGCAAATAAACTTGATTATGTCCTTTCAGGTCTTTCCCAGTGTTGTCTGGATCACCGTAGGGAATAACCTCAAGTGGAATATCTTTTGCGATTCCCCATTTGAAAGCATTTTCAAAGTCTCCAACATATGCCCTGTTTTTAACCGTTCCAACAGAGACTGTAGAGTTAACATCAACTAGCGTTCCCATCAAATCCACTTCTTGAGCTCCAAACCCAAACTGCGGATATTGGCGTACTCCATTAGCCTTAATCTTTGCCATATCAGCACGCATAATTCTTGACATTGCAATGCCTGAACTGTTAAAAGCGTCATCAATCATATCAATAGCCGCTTCTAAATTCTCATCCGCTGTTGCGGCAGTATAAGCCACTTGTTGTGTTACAGCTGCATCAAAGTTATTTGCCCCAATTACTGTACTAGCTGTGCTTGTCCTCGGGTTGATTCCATGCAACGCTGCAATATCTAAGCCTCTTGCCACTTTCTTAGCAAATCCATCGTTGAAAGCTTGCAAAATCTGCAACCCTTCTTCTTCAGTTGCATTCATAAACTCATCTGATACTCTTGCACCATACTCAAATTTGATAGGTACAACAGTAACAGGGTTTACAGTAATGCCGCCATGTGATTTTTGCCCATTCTCTGCCACAACATCAATTTCACTATCCATAGTGAAAACCATCTCCTTCATTCCATTAAATGGAATAGGTTGCTGCATTGAAAGTTTTGCAAGTGAAGATTTTCCCCCTACTTTGCTAATTAAATCTGCCACCAGTGCAGGTGTAAAAATTGTTCTTGTATCCATTTTTATCCCTTTCTTAGTGCGTCCAACATTCCTTTTAGCTCGCTTGCCTTTGCTTGCTTTTTATTATCGCCGCTTGGCTCTGTCTGAATGCTTGCCGCTTTTTTTGTTCTTGTGTACTTCAGAAGTGTTTGTGCATCTGCTTTTAGTTCTTCCTCGGTCTCACCTTTGAGCCTGTCCGCAAATTCAAGAGGCAGACCGCTATCGCTCGCTACCTTCGTTCGCATCTTTTCGCTTTCGTATGCTTTGATACGACTTTCATAATTTGCAATTTTGTTATCAAAATCTGCGTATTGTTTCGCCTTTTCTGCTGCCTTTTCTTCTACTTGCTTCACTTTTTCCTTCGTTTGTGCAAGCTCTTCTTTAATTGTAGCATAATCAGCATACTTTGCATTGATGCGATCAATTCTTGATTTTATGATGTTGTCAAGCTCTTCTTGTGTCTCGATTGTCTTAAATTCTGCCATTATTCCCCTCTTTTCCCTGCGAGTGCAGTCTAATAATTCGCCCGCTGTGGGGCTTTGATTTTTTCATGGTTACAATTCCACAACGCAAGAATAGCACTATCTAAAAGTGCTATGTTAACCCCCTCACGCTGCGACTTATACCCGAAACCGCCTGAGCTTCCAATCGTTCTTTTTTCACAGTTGGTTGCACTCTGCCTCAATGACGGTTGCCCCATATGGACGATTTGACTAGCTGCCATTAGTTGCTCAAAAAGTGCGTTGGCCGCAATAATATCCCCAACGCTTGGAATAATCACCCTCACCTTATTTCTGTAATCTCTTAGAGTCTCTTGCAATGTTTTTGCATTCGCTCCGTCGACAATTACATTTTTAGGTTTAATGTTTTCCAATAACTTTACAATCCACAAATCGCCTTCCCTTTGTGGGCGGCAGTCCAATGTTTCTATAAATGTCTTTCCTTCTTTAGTTTTTGCTGCAATAGATAATGCTACTCCATTGCCTGCAATATCGTATTTTATGCCTGCGTATAATTCTCCAACAAATTCTGGTAGTTTTTTAACACTTAACGCATCCCATTCTGCCAAGCTAATCTCGCTTTTTTGGTTGTACTCAATCCATAGTCCTAAACGCTGAATATTAAAGTCAATATCATCGCTACCAATTTCGCTTTTTATCTTTCTTTCTGTTAATATCATCCCTAAGCTTGGATTTGTCCTATACCATGCTTCTATATCGTCCTGTGGCGTCATTTTCTCAACGCCCCACTCTGCCCATAATGCGTTATCTTTTAACCCTTGTAAAACATTTTTTCTGAACTTTGTAAAAACTGTGCCACTTGAAACCGCTGTCGGTGGTGTTCCAGTCATAAGTGTCAAAGGGTTAGAGCTATCACTCACTACATACTTCAAAGAAGTCTCTTGATCATCGGTATACTCTTGTGCTTCGTCAATGATAAGAATATCAAAGCCTTCGCCAAGCCCACCTTTGCTCGTTCTAGTCCTAAACTGCACTTTCCCGCCACTGACTACTTCAATATGTTCTTTGCCAAATGCTTTATAACTACTTTTTAACTCTAATTGTTCGCACTTTTCAACTGCATCAAGAAGCCTTTCCCAAGCAGAATGCGTTGTCGTTGTCCTATGTGCAGTGTGTAAGACTCGCATTCCTTTCTTTAACGCATACAATTCAATAGCAATTATAATTTCGCTCTTGCCATTTCGCCGTGGTACAGAGTACCCAACCTTGTCATGTCTATATAACCCTTCTTTGTCTATTGCTAGAATGTCATACAAAAGCAATTCTTGCCACTCTTGAGCAGTTCGCCCAGTCAAATTGTATAATTCTATTGCTTGCTCTCCGTCAGTCTGTGAATATGATAAAATACGAGATTTTGTTGGCGTTTGCCTTCCTTTTCTCGTCTCCATCCTTACCGCCTCACCTTGTAGTCTATTACACATCTACAATTCTCGTGCCGCTTCCAAATATCTGCTGGTGCTTTATCACTTTCATAAGTGCCAGCAAGTGCCGCACACCAAGGGCAGCAGTTCGCCTCTGCTGTGCGTATGATAATAGGTTTTAAACCTGCTTCGCTTTGAAAGTCGGCGTTCTGTTTTGCCGTGTCATCCACTGCTGCCATTGCAAAATTTTTTATAGGCTCATCAAAGATCCATGATATTTCTTCAATACCTTCTGCTAACGCTAAACGCTCAATAATTCCTTTTGCTCTGTCACTATTGAATTGTCCTGTGATCGCCTTGAGTCCTATGCCACCGTGAGCGTTAATATTTTCTTGAACTTGCTCAGCGACTTCTATTGCCTCATTGTGTTCATCTAATAACAATGCTGACATTATCCGACTTGCAATATTGTAATACATTTTCCCATCTGGAAGTTCCTCAGCAACTACATAGCGTCGCAAACACTCGCTTAAAATTTTGCCAACTTCATCAGCATATTTTTCTGCATCTTCATAACTATCTGAATTTATTGCTTGTTCTTTTAATTCTACAATTGTCCTTCCCTTGAGTGCCTTAGCAAAGTCTTTTTTTATTTTTTGTAATAAATCTGGCACAATATCAACCATTTGTGTCTCCTGTTTCCCCAACTAATCCGCCTTTTATTCCAGTTAGTGTCTCTAATGTGTCACTACTAAAGAAGTTCGGTATTGCTTGATTGATTTTTATAGCACCGTCGCCAATCTGAGAAAGTGCAGAAGCGTCAGGTTCAAAAATCGGCAACCATTCCGCACCTGTTCCAATAAACCCGCTACGCTTATATGCCACATTATCACGCAAACACGCAGCCAAAAAGCCAGCATTCAAAAAGCCACTTGTAAAAGTCTTTTGAGCTTTTCTGGCTGTAAGTCTTAGCCCTTCGTGTGCTGCTTTTATACTTTCAGAGGCTGATGGGTTCACTGTATTAAACCCTAAATCGTCCATTGTCAAGTCAGCTTCGCCCGCAAAAATAGCTGCGAACATTCTAAGCTGATCCAAATGTGGCGATTGGCTCGCCGCTGTAAACTGCCCAAATTTTGGACTATCTCCATCTTCGTCTTTTGTAATCTCTAACATGGACGACATTGACGCTTTCCATTTGTCAAGCGGTTCAGCGTCCGCACTAGTACCAACCACCCACTTCTGCGGATAGCTATAAAACTCTGCTGCAATTTCTGATCTCTTTAGAGTTCGTATTGCACTGTTTACTGTGTCCATCATTGATCTACTTATGCGACTATGCCCAAACTCTCTAGTTGCAGATGGTCGAAATACAACTGGTACTAAGAGAGCGTAAGGGCCTGTATGTTCTCGTTCATCTACAAGCTTGCCAGCTTTATAAAACTCAGTACAGTCATCTGTAAAGTATGCTTCTAATGTCGGTTGCTTGTTTTGGTCACGCTCTAAAACGGCATACCCTTCTAATAACATCCCAGTAACTGGATCTATAATCCCTGTAGCATCTCCGCCATCTATCGCTTGCAAAACTGGCATATTTCCAATTCCTCTGTCTTGAATATAGATAAAACCACAGGAAGCAATTAAAGCGGATAGTATGATTTTATCCATCATGATGTCAGGGTTACTTTGGTTATAGATTTCTGAAATGTTAAAGCGGTCATTTGTGAACCTCTTGAAATTCAAGCGGTTCGCAATACTATCCACCGCCTTGCCACACCAACCTAGGCAGTTTCTTAGTCCTCTAAGTTCTGGTGGTGTAGCTATGCCAAAGTCTTGGGCGGTAAACTTCATATCGTAATACATATAGCGTAACAAAATCCTTGCACGCTTAGTGGCTAGTTTTCGCTGTAAATACGGCATCCCTTTCATTCTTTGCACCCCCTTCTATTTCCTATGCGTTTTTTTGTACA